TTTAAATTATAATAAAAATAAATTAATAATATGTTATAATCCACAAAATAAAATATATTTTAATTTCCATTATAAATATATTTATAATGAAAATTATATTAATATAAAATAATTACTAAGAAAATTATTATATGTCATTATAAAAAATGATATGATAAATTATTATTATATATATTAATCACCATCAGTCTCACTATCTGCAAAACTATCACTATCCTCAATATCACTATTAATTAATTTATTAATTTGTTTTAATGAAATTAAATTAGCTTCCATATTAAGTTTATTGATTTCATCACATAATGCGGTATAATCCTTTCCTAATATATTTTGTTGTGATTTAATTAAATTATATTCTTTATTTATATATTGCATTTTATTATATAATATTGTACATTCATTTAATATTTTTGCTTTCTGTAATTCAATTAAATTTTTTTTTTCATTTATATTACTAATTCTATGTTTTTGTATTATTTCTTTTAATGATAGATTATTTGCAGTTACTTTAATTGATTTTTTAATATTTTTATCATTATTCATAATAGTATTAAATATATTATATAAATTATTATTTTATCAATTTTTTTATATAAGATAAACCCTAAATTATATAAAATATTTAAAAACAATTTATACTTATATAATTATGTTATTAAATAATACAAATGTAGCCAATATTAAAAAAGATTTAAATGAAATAGCAATTCACGGTATTAAAGCTAGAGTTACAACTGATGAAGGTAAAAAACACTATTTAATGTTTACATTAGAACAATATTTAAATATTAATGATATAGAAAAGGTAAAAAAAATTTATCAAACTTTAAAAAAACCAGAAAATAAATTATCTTTTGAAATAACAACCAAATATAGTGATATATTAATTAAGATGGAACAATTAGTAGGTAAAAAAGATGATAAAGGTTTTTGGGAATATTCTATATTTCAAAAAATTGTAATACCAAATGAAGAACAAAATATTAAAATGGGATTAAAACCAGAAAATAGTTTAGATCTAAGAAAAATTAATAATTATATAAATCCACAACCCAGTAGAGAAGAACAAATATTAATTAATTATGATAATGGAAAAGTTTTATCATCAAAGGATTTAATAATATATAATAAATATATTGAAAATAAAAATGATGATTTAAAAAAAGATATAAATAATATTACAAAATTAGGAATGAAAGCCGAACCTATAACAATAGAAGGTAAGATCCATTATATGATGTTTTTATTAGAAACTTTTATAAAAAAAAATCAAACTGATAATATTGTAAATATTTATCTTAAATTAAAAGAAAATAAATATAATATGACCGATGAATTAAAATTAAAATACAATATGGTATTAACAAAAATGAATACTATAATTGATAGTTTAGATTTAATTAATTTACAATTTACTAAATTTTATAATCAAATGCCTCCATTAAATCAAAAAGGATTTGTAAAATTTGATGATTGGCAAATTAAAACAATTAATAATATTGATAATAATATTTCTACTATTATTTGTGCACCTACTTCTGCTGGTAAATCAGTATTATCTGGTTATACTATAAGTAAAGGTAAATCATTATATATTGTACCTACTGATGCATTAGCCTGGCAAGTAGCTTCTTATATTGGTGGAATAACAAATAATGATATACCAATTATTACTTTAACATATCAATCTGTACCCAAAAGGGATCAATTTATTAAATTATTAAATAATGCTAGTGCAATTGTAGGTACGCCGGAATCCATATTAGATTATTTACCTTTTATTAATTGTAATTTCAAATGGATTATTTTTGATGAAATACATATGATGGGAAAGAAAGAAGGTTCTGCAATGGAAATAATAGCTAAATTATTAAATGATATTCCATTTATTGGTTTATCAGCAACTATTGGTAATTTAGATGAATTAAAAAGTTGGTTTCAAACATTATATGTAAAAGAAATAAATACTATTATATGTGATAAAAGATTTTTTAACCTACAAAAATATTTTTATGATAATGAAAATAATAAATTAGTAATGTTAAATCCATTGGGATTAGTAACATTAGATGAATTTAAATATGGGACAATATTAAATAAAACATTAAATCAAACCCCACAAGATACCTGGTCTTTTGTTAATAAATTATTATCATATGATATTGAATTAGGAATATTAAATCCTTATAAATATTTTGAAAAATTAGAATTAATAGAATTAACAAAAACATATAATTATTTTAATGATTTAATTGAATTTCTAGTAAATAATTTTAAATTATATGAAAATAAAATTAATAGTATATTACAAGAATATTCGGCTTATAATTTTGAAAATCATGATTGTAATTTAATAAATTTATTGGATAATCTAAAAAATAATGATAAATTTCCTGCAATTATTTTTCAACAAAATACAATTCCATGTCTTGAAATTGTAAGAAAATTAGGAGAAGATTTAGAAATTAGCGAAGCCTTAAAATATCCAAATTTAAGAAAAGAAAGGATCCATAAAGAAAAACACGATAAACGATTAAATAAAAAATTAGAAAAAGAATTAAATAAACTAACTGAAAAACAATTAGATAAAAAAATGAAAGAAGAAAAAGATTTTGTTTTTAATTTACAAATTCAAAATGATATAAATGCCCCACAAGAAGATTTCATATATAATAAAGATGATAGAATTACTGATAATGATATTAAAGAATGGGCTGATAAATATAAAATGTATTTTCCTTGTATTAATGGTGATTATCACTATTTAATAAAATTATTATGGCGAGGAATAGGTGTTTATACATGTGGATTACCTGATAGTTATTTACGATTAATACAAAAATTAGCATCTAATAAAAAATTAGCGGTTGTAATTAGTGATGCATCATTAGTTTTTGGTATATCAATGCCTTTTAGAACATCAGTAATATATAATAATAGTTTAGCACAAAATAATTTAGACCCAATGATGTATCATCAAATGGCAGGAAGAGCTGGAAGACGAGGCTTGGATAAAGAAGGTAATGTTATATTTGTGGGTTATTCTTGGGATAGAATAAAAGAATTATCAATTAGTTCTATACCAAATATTGAAGGACCAAATAAAATTATATGGACCCATAATCAAGCCTATAATATAGCATTAAATAATAATTATTTAAAAATAAATAAAAATATGTTTAGACCTATACATTCTGAAAATTACATTACAAATTTTGAAAATAATTTAACAGTTAATAATAGAACTATATGGAATACATCAATTGAAAAAGATAAAAATTTAATTCAATTATTATGGATGTTTAGATATTCTAATGAAGGTATAATAACAGTATTTTTATTACCGTATTTAAAAAAATATTTTGAAATTTGTATTCCAACTGAAGAAAATAAACAAATAGAAATAGCTTATTTTTTATCAAAATTTATAAATATAAAAGAAGCTGATAATTTAGAAAATGTTATACCTGAATTAAAATCATCAAAAATTAATTATGATATTATATATAATGAATTAAATAATAATACTATTAATATATCAGAATATATTGATGGACGTTTATGGTTATCAATTAGAAATAATTGTTTAGTAGATATTAGAAATGATAATTTAAGACAAGAACTATTTGATTTTAGTACTAAAATTAAAGCCATCCAACATTATTGTTATCATACCAAACAAACCAATTTAACAAAACTATTAGGAAAATTATTAACCCGTATTTGGTGGATTTATCATTCTAGTAGTCCAGTAATAAGAATTACTAAAGATGATATTATTGTTAATTTATTTGAGGATAAATTAAATTGAAATAAAGACAATTAAAAAAGACAATTGAAATAAATAAAATAAATTATTATTTTAATTATTTAAATTCTAATACCTTATAATTAATGCCAGAAATATTTAATAAAGATGATTATAATTCAAATGATGGTATGTTAACTTATGTATGGGGACCTGCATTATGGCATTCCTTACATATTATTAGTTTTAATTATCCAGTTAAACCAAGTAAAGAACAAAAAAAATATTATTATGATTTTTTTATGAATTTACAACATATATTACCTTGTAAATATTGTAGAGATAATTATGAAAATAATTTAAAAACAATACCATTGAATAATCAAAGACTAAAAAATAGAGAAACCTTTTCCAAATGGTTATATGAAATACATGAAATAATTAATACTAATTTAAATAAAAAATCAAATTTAACTTATGAAGATGTAAGAACTAGATACGAACATTTTAGATCCCGTTGTTTAACTGAACCCAATAAAAAAGATACTAATAAAGAAAAAGGATGTACTGAACCATTATATGGTGTTAAATCTAGATGTATAATTAATATTGTACCAAAAGAAACAAAATCAGATACTTTTAAAATGGATAGAAAATGTAAATTAACTAAAAAATAATTGTATTATACATTATTATTTAGTTTCTCTAATTCGGCTAATTCCTTTTTAAGTTGTTCTAATTCATTATCATTTAAATTTTCTTCTGATGTACGTTCCTCACTTGTTTCTTCATATTTTTGTATTACTTTTTTATTTTTATGTTTATTTGAATGTTTATTTTTTTTATTAAATTGTTGTTCTTGATTATTAAGTTGTTGTTGTTCATGTAATTTCTGTTGTTGCTGTAATTTATGTTCTTGTAATTTTTGTTGTTCTTGTAGTTGTAATTTTTGTTGTTCTTGTAGTTGTAATTGCTGTTGTTCTTGTAGTTGTAATTGTTGTTGTTCTTGTTTTGTATAATAATTATGTTGTGCAACTATTTCTTTTAAATTAATTTTGATAGGGTTATTATCAACATCGCGAATACTATAATCTTTATTAAGATCAAGAATATTATCATCTGAATTATTTTTTATAAACTTATTAAAATAATTTTTTTTATAGGCAAAATAAACGGCACCAATAACTATAATACTAATAATAATATATTTTTTACTTAATAAAAAATTTTTAACTTTTGCAAGTGTTGATCCATCAACAACATTAGTATCTATTTTTTCTATATTATTTAATAGTTGATTTACTTCTAGATCTGTATTACCTACTGAATTATAATTAGTCATTATTAAATTTAAATAATATTTTATTTTATTTTTAAACTCATAAAATATTATTTAAACATTAAAAATAATTAAAGTTAATGTTAAATAAAAGAAAATAT